TGTTACTTCGGCAATTCAGACTAAAGATAACACTGACGAAATCACAGAAGGTTCAACAAACCTCTACTTTACAACTACCAGAGCAAGAGATGCATTTAGCGCAAGCACAGGTATTAGTATTACTAGTGGCGCAATTTCATCCACCATTACTCAATATACAGATGCTCTTGCCCGTGGTGCTGTATCTGTAACAGATAGTGGCGGTGATGGATCGCTCGCATATAACAGTTCGACGGGTGTAATTACTTATACTGGTCCAAGTGCAACAGATGTTCGCGCTCATATCAGCGCTGGAACTGGTGTTACTATCACTGATGGTGCAGTTGCTATTGGTCAGGCAGTTGGAACTGGATCTAACGTTACGTTCAATGATTTAACTGTTAGTGGTAATCTAACTGTTTCTGGAACTACAACCACAGTAAATACCGAAACTATTAATCTTGCCGATAATATTATCTTACTGAACAGTAATGAAACTAGCACACCAAGTCAAAATGCTGGTATCGAAGTTGAGCGTGGATCTTCTACAAATGTCGTATTTCAATGGAATGAAACTACTGATGTTTGGGAATATACAGTAGACGGAACCAACTATATTCCAGTTGTTGGTACTACCGCAACTCAAACTCTAACTAACAAGACACTTACCAGTCCTGTGATTGGCAGCATTGTCAACACTGGTACACTAACTCTACCAACAAGTACGGATACACTAGTCGGTCGTGCTACCACCGATTCTCTTACCAACAAGACAATTAGTGGTGCATCAAATACTCTATCAAATATTGGTAACGCATCACTAACCAACAGCAGCATTACTTTAGCAGGCACTGCAGTTTCTCTGGGTGGTGCATTTACCGCAACTAATATGCTTGATGCAATTAAGACAGTTGATGGTACAGGATCTGGTCTAGATGCCGATCTACTGGATGGTAACTCAAGTGCGTATTTCCGAATCAATGTTTACAACTCAGCAGGAACTTTATTGAATTAATTATGGCAACAGTAATCCAACTAAAAAGAAGTGAAAGTACAGGAGCAATTCCTGCAGTCGGTGATATTGCAGTCGGAGAACTTGCGGTAAATCTCGCAGACGGTGTATTGTATTCTAAAAAAACCGATGGAAGTATTATTGAGGTCGGAGGATATAATCCAGAATTCTTTACTATTCCAGGAACAATCGATCTGGGTGATCTCGCAGGAGTGGATCCTACAGTTTATGACATGGGTACATTATAAATAGTCCCAAAGAGGACAAGATATGGCAATTTCTTCAAGACAAGGTTTAATAGATTACTGTCTCCGCAGACTCGGATTTCCAGTAATTGAAATTAATGTGGACGATGATCAAGTAGAAGATCGCATCGATGACGCATTACAGTATTTCCAAGAGTATCATTTCGACGGTGTCGAGAGACTCTACCTGACGCACAAAGTCACAACCGCAGAACTAAAATTCTCGGGGTTGTCTGCACCTTCATTTCAAAACAACGAGATGTTAATCGGTAATACTTCGGGCGCGACATGTATTTTATACACATTATCTGGAACCACTGCGAGAATAACAAACGTAAAGGGTGTGTTTACAACAGGTGAAACTGTAACAGGATCTACCTCAGGATTCAGCAGAGCACTCGCAGCAACTAGTTTCTACACTCCAGGTGATATTCAGAACGGTTATCTCCCACTCCCAGATTCGGTAATCGGTGTTATCCGTGTTCTTCCCGTCAATGGTCCAAGTTCTGGTATGAACAATCGCAACAACATGTTCGATCTTATCTATCAGTTCCGTCTTAATGACATGTATAACTTGCTGTCTGCTGACATGGTTTATTATACGCAAGTTCAACAGCATCTGTCAATGCTTGACATGCTTCTAGTTGGCGATCGTTCATTCAAATACAATCGTAAAATGGACAAGATGTATATTGACATGAATTGGGAAGAAGTATTAAATCCTGATGATTTTATTGTCGTTGAATGCTATCGTATCCTAGACCCAACAACATACACACAAGTCTATGATGACATGTTCCTGAAACGTTATTCGACTGCATTGATCAAACGTCAATGGGGTGAGAACATGAAGAAGTTTGGTGGGATCCAACTTCCTGGGGGTGTAATTCTAAATGGCAGAGAGATCTACGAAGAAGCAGTCGAAGAAATCGCGACAATCGAAAACGAAATGCAATTGAAGTCAGAGTTGCCAATAGACTTCATGGTTGGATAAGACATGCCAACGAACTTCTATTTTCAATCTGGTAATACATCTGGAACCACAAACGAACAACGTTTGGTGGAGGATCTTGTCATTGAAAGTTTGAAGATCTACGGTCATGATGTTTTTTATCTTCCAAAGCAAACTGGTAACCTTGACGGTATCCTAGGCGAAGATGCACTTCAGTATTTCGATCAAGCATATCCTCTCGAAATGTATCTTGAGAATGTTCAAGGTTTCGAGGGTGAAGGCGAACTATTTACTAAGTTCGGATTTGAGTTTAGATCTTCAGCAACCTTCGTAGTTGCCAAAAGACGCTGGGAAGAAGGTGTTGCTCAGAATGCGATACTAGAATTACCAGGAAGACCAGCAGAAGGCGATCTACTTTACTTCTCGAAAACCAAAACATTTTTCGTAATCAAGTATGTTGACTTCTTAAATCCATTCTATCAACTCGGCAAGATCTACACATATAAACTGCAATGTGATGTCTTTGAATTCAGTTCTGAAAGAATTGATACAGGGATCGATGAAATTGATTCAATCACTGACGCATCAAATCAAGATGTTTACAGATTCCAACTACTTCAAGAGTCAGGGGACTTTGTTCTAAACTCTAACGATGATTCAATTATCCTCGAGATATATGCAACTGCAGATACAGATCCACAATCAGACAATGATGAATTCGAGGTAGAAGCAGAAGGTATTCTAGACTTCACCGCATTCAATCCATTCGGTGAGGTACAGAAAAGAGCATAATGTTTTTACGTCAACACTTTTATCATCAACATATCAGAAAAGCAATCATTGCTTTCGGTACGATCTTCAATCAGATTTCTGTTAAGAGATATAATTCTGATGAAGAAGTCGTGCAATCTGTCCGTGTTCCATTAGCATATTCACCAAAAAATAAATTTCTCGCTCGTATCGCAGAAGTCCCAACAACTACTACACAGTCTACTGCAATCATACTCCCGCGAATGGGATTTGAGATTACGGGATTACAATATAATCCTGCGAGAAAGATTAACTTGCTTACTAAGAATGTAGCAATCGGTCAGGGCGATGATCCTAACATGCTGCGATCTCAATTTACAAGCACACCATATGACATGAATATTTCGTTGTATGCAATGGCAAAGAATCAAGATGATGCGCTGCAGATTGTCGAGCAAATAATTCCGTTCTTCAATCCTGACTTCTGTGTCACCATAACTGACATTCCATCGATGGGGATAAAAAGAGATCTTCAGATAGTTCTTGATTCCATCAATTATGAAGACGACTATGCTGGTGATTACATGCAAAGACGTTCGATTGTGTGGACGCTAAACTTTACGCTCGGATTAAACCTATATGGTCCAGTCGAGCAGCAAGGAATTATTCGAAGCGCAATCGCGAATACATATACGGATATTGAACAACCTACTTATCAACAAAAATATCAAGTAACAACAAATCCAGATACTGCTGCAGTAACTGATGACTGGGATTATGTGGAGCAATTCGATGAATTTTTCGAACAAGGGTAACTATCAAGATCTTGACGATCTTTTTGGAACCGAAACAACAAAGATCCCAGAACCAGTTGAAGTAATTGAAGTGGAGATTCTCCCAGCAACTACGACTACATCTGCAGTCCCAGCAGTTATTGAATCAACAGGTAATGACATTGAAGATGATTACAATGTTGCTCGCAATAAACTGAATGAATTGATTGACACCAGTCAAAGAGCATTGGAGGGTATGTTAAATGTTGCACTTGCAAGTGACAGTCCTCGTGCTTATGAAGTCGTTGGGCAATTGATCAAAACAACTGGTGATACTGCTAAAGATCTAATGGATCTTCAGGCGAGAAAGAAAAAGGTTCTTCAAGATGACAACAAAAAGTCTCAGCAAATAGATACGCAGAATAACATTATCTTTTCCGGAAGCACCCAAGATTTACTCAGGGCATTGAAAGCAGAGAAAGCAAAAGTTATAGAACATGATAGTTGAGGAATCCTCGTATCACGGTAATATTAATTTAAAACCGATTGGATACAAACACAATTTTACTCCGGAGCAATTGACAGAACTCGCTTTGTGTGAGGAGGATCCAATTTACTTCATTGAGAACTATTGCATGATCGTGTCACTTGACGAAGGTCTCATTCCATTCAAACTGTATGAATGTCAGAAGCGCAAAGTCCATCATATCCTAGACAATCGCAAAGCGATTCTTATGGAAGGTCGTCAGCAGGGTAAGACTATCACATCTGCTGCTTGTATCCTGTGGTATACACTGTTTCAAGATGCAAAAACTGTTGCTATCCTCGCGAACAAGACTTCTGCTGCTCGCGAAGTCATGAATCGTTATCAGGGTATGTTTGAAAACTTGCCTCTCTGGATGCAGCAAGGTGTTAAGACTTGGAACAAGGGTGACGTTGAATTAGAAAACGGATCCAAGGTATTTACTGCTGCTACGACTGCCTCGGGTATTCGCGGTAAGTCTGTTAACTGGTTGTATATCGACGAAGCAGCGATTATTCCAAACACGGTTGCCGAGCAGTTCTTCGCTTCAGTTTATCCTACAATTTCTGCTGGTCAAACAACCAAGATTCTATTGACATCAACACCTCTGGGGTATAACCACTTCTGGAAATTCTGGAACGAAGCAGAAAAGGGTGTCAATGGATTCAAACCCATGTTCATCCCATATACTGAAATTCCTGGACGTGATGAAGAGTGGGCAGAAGAACAACTCAAGATGCTCGGTGAGTTGAAATTCAACCAAGAAGTTCTCTGTAATTTCCTTGGTTCGAGCAACACTCTTGTGAATGCACATACACTTGGAGCGATGAGTTCTATTGACCCTATATACATGAAGGATGGTCTAGATATCTTCGAGGATCCAATCTCAGAGCATACTTATGTAATGGGTGTTGACACTGCAAGAGGTATTGGTGGTGACTATTCTGCATTTACTGTGGTTGATGCGACCTCAGTTCCATATAAACTAGTCGCCAAATACCGCAACAATAAAATACCACCGATGTTATATCCTAATATCGTAAACAAAGTGGCAAGAGATTTTAATAATGCATATGTAATGATTGAAATTAACGATATCGGCCAGCAAGTCGCCGATATTTTACATGCAGAATTAGAATATGATAATATTTTAACGACTTCTAAAGATACAAATAAACAATATCTTTCTCCAGGATTTGGTAGAGCAACCCAAATGGGTGTTCGAATGACTAAGCAAGTTAAAAGGCAAGGTTGTTTTACACTAAAGTCTCTGATGGAAGAAAAGAAGTTACTTATTTTTGACGCAGATACCATCTCAGAATTCTCCACCTTTATTGAAAAGATGGGAACTTGGATGGCAGATGAAGGTTATTTTGATGACTTGGTAATGAGTTTAGTCATGTTTGCATGGGTAACCAGCAATACATATTTCACCGATCTGACAGATATTGACATTAGAAAAAAGTTATATGATGGTCAGATGAAACAGATAGAAGAAGAACTGACACCATTTGGTATAATAATGAATGGCACTGAAGAAGAAGTTTTTGTTGATAGCGGAGACCTATGGTCTGTTGATGCTGCACCAACTAAACGTGGTTGGATGTAAAGTAGACATCTTATAAATAAGTTTATAACAAAAAAGACAGTGGTTTTTGTCAGTTTTTATATACAAGGAGAAGAAAATGGCATTTCAATTATCGCCAGGAGTCCTAGTTACTGAAAAGGATCTAACTAACGTCGTACCAGCAGTCTCAAGTTCTGCTGGTGGATACGTTGGTTACTTCCTCTGGGGACCTGTAAACGAAATTAACACAGTTTCGTCAGAAAACCAACTCGTCCGCGAGTTTGGTAAACCAACAAGCACAACTACAGTACACTTCCACACTGCTGCTAACTTTCTTGGTTACGGCAACAACCTGCAACTAGTTCGTGCAGTTGGCACAGCAGCAAGAAATGCTGTTTCATCAGGATCTGCAATTGCGATCAACAACCAAGATGTTTATGAAGCATCGTATTCTTCGGGAGAAGGAAACGTAGGAACTTGGGCTGCTAAGTATCCAGGTGCTGCAGGTAACTCCCTGCGAGTTGGTATTGCAGACGCATTAACATTCGGCGAATGGTCATATGTTGCACAGTTTGATTCTGCTCCAGGAACCTCAGAATATGCAGCGAATTTCGGTTCAACTGGTGACGAACTTCACGTAATCGTTATCGACGAAGATGGCGTATTTACTGGTACTGCTGGTACTGTTCTAGAAAAATTCCCATTCGTTTCTAAGGCATCGGATGCCAAGAATTCTGATGGATCATCAAACTTCTATAAGAACGTAATTAATACACAATCACAATACATTTGGTGGATGGATCATCCAACAGATATGTCTGATTGGGGTTCAACTGCCGCAGTTGCAGGTGCATTTGTCGGCCTTAATTCACCGTCAAACGTTTCGCTAGCATCAGGCGTTGATGCTGCTCCTGCTGCTGGCGATCTTCAAACAGGTTACGATCTGTTCGGCAACAAGGAACTAGTTGATGTATCACTTCTTCTGACTGGTGGTCATGCTGTTGCTGTTGCTCAGCATGTTATTGATAACGTTGCTCTAGATCGTCTAGACTGTGTTGTTTTCCTTTCACCACCTCTTGCAGCAGTGCAAAATAATGCTGGTGACGAAGCAGAAGACATCGTAACATATAGAAGTTCAACCTTAAATCGCTCGACTTCATACGCTGTTATGGATTCAGGTTGGAAAGTCCAATACGACAAGTATAATGACATCTATGTTAACATTCCTCTGAATGCTGACACTGCAGGTCTTTGTGCTCGTACTGATCAAACCAATGATCCATGGTGGTCACCTGCTGGGTTCAACCGTGGTGCTATCAAGAATTGTGTGAAACTTCTGTTCTCGCCAAACCAAACAGATCGTGATACTCTTTACAAGAATGGCATCAACCCAGTTGTGTCGTTCCCAGGACAGGGTGTTGTTCTTTATGGTGACAAGACACTTCTTGCTAAACCATCGGCATTCGATCGTATCAATGTTCGTCGTCTATTCATCGTTCTTGAGAAGGCAATCGCAACTGCTGCTAAGTTCCAGTTGTTCGAATTCAACGATGTCTTCACTCGTGCACAGTTCAAGTCACTAGTTGAACCATTCCTCCGCGATGTTCGTGGTCGCCGTGGTATCTATGACTTCCGTGTCGTATGTGACGAAACAAATAACACTGGCGAAGTAATCGACCGTAACGAGTTTGTTGCAGATATCTACATCAAACCTGCTAAGTCGATCAACTTCATCTACCTTAACTTCATCGCAACTCGTACCTCGGTATCGTTCGAAGAAGTTGGTGCCTAATAACCCGAATAAATAGAATTATAGGAGAAATCTATTATGGATATTTCAAAGTTTAAAGGGTTACTAGGTGCTGGTGGTGCAAGACCTAACCAATTCCGTGTATTGCTCAACTGGCCTGGATATGTAACATCCGTTCCTGACAGAGAATATGCACTTTTGGTTACTGGTGCTGCCCTTCCTGCATCAACAGTAAACCCAACTCTCGTTCAGTATCGTGGTCGCGAAGTGAAACTCGCTGGTGAGCGTATCTTCGATCCGTGGACAGTAACAATCATCAATGACACTGAAATGTCACTCCGTAAACCATTCGAAGAGTGGATGAACGGAATGAATGATCTGGAATTGAACACAGGTGTTCTTACACCAA